ATCCAAGGGTCTGCGGCTTTGCGCTTTGCCAGGTTGCGTCGCACTGTTTCGTGCATTCGACGCAGTTCAGGAGACGAGTACAGGTGCGTCTCGTCTGCAACAGCGAAGGACTCTTTGCCGCCGTCCTTTGAAGCAGACGCCGCTGTCGATGGAATGATCTCGCCGCCACCTCGTAAGATGGTGCGAGTCAAGCCGATATCAATGCCTGGGTAGTCGCTGCCGAAGTTCGTTTTGATGTGCTCGAGCATAAAGCGCACGTTGTCGTAGGTGTTTCCAGACTGGCTCTCCTCTGTGGCGAGGCACCGAATGAAAGGGTACTGAACTGGGCGACCGACTGGCGTGCCATCGGCTGCAAAGTGATCAAAGCGTGCTGGGCCTAGGGCCTCGAAGCAGACGATCATTCCAGCGAGTTCGCTCTTGGCTCTGCCTTTTGGACGTGAGAAGAAGGCGCGTCTAGTCTTGCGCTTGCCGTTGTTGTCGATCTCGTAGGCTCTGAGTATGAAGGTGGCCTGCTCGTCGTCCAAAACGATCGGCTCGCCCTGCACGTCGCCTGGCCCGTGAACCAGGTAAGTCTCTATCCAGTCAATGGCCACCCACCCGAGCGACTTAAAGCTGGACTGCTGTGCTTTCTTGGTCATTGTCCCCCACGACCTTCAAGAGGCGAGTGCGCCGCTGATCTGTCAAAGTCTTGCTTGTTGCCTTGCTAGCGTCCTGGTCGGTGTCCACCTGCAGGCGCAGACGCAGTCTGTCCTCTGGTGTCGCGCCGAACTTGGCCACTCGAATGCGCAGCTCGGCGGCGGTGTTCTCGCCGCTCCAATGCGCAGAGTGCAAGACTGCCGTGTCGAGCAGAAAGTCCCAGTCGGTCTGAGTGAAGGTCAGCGCCATCGGCGACGTGCGCCAGGTCTGCCACCACTTGATCGTCTGCATATGCCAGTCGTAGCCCTTTGGCAGCTCTGGACCGCGCACGACGCCGTCTGCAGTAACGAACTGAGTTGGTATCGGGTCGGCGTTGCGACGTCTGCGCTCGCTTGCTGGTTTCGGCGCTGGGCCTTTGCCTGCCATATCTTGACTCCTAAAGTCCTGGACCCGTACGCGCCGCGAGGCCTATGGCATCGGGGTTTCCGTTCCGCGTAGATGCGCAAAGCGCGAGGGTGGTGTGGAACTACCTATGTATATGGTTGCGATCTGCGCGAGCTGTTGCAAGGCCTGCACAGGACTCGAAGGTTCGCCAGATCGTTAGTGCCGCCTTTGGAAAGCGGAATGATGTGATCAACAGTGAGGTCGCTTGGCGTTCCGCACTGGCTGCACCAGGGCTGCTGCTCTCTTAGTTTGCGAGAGAGCCTGCGCCAGCTTGACCCATATCCACGCTCGGTCGCGCTGGGTCTATCCCTACTATTACTATCTAAGCATTCAGCGCAGCGCGCTGCTTTGCCGACTTTGCCGCACTTAATGCAGGGTCTGAGCATCTATTCATCATCGTCGTCATTAAACGACTCGAAGTCAAGGACTCGGTCCTTGTCGGCGTCAGATAGAGAGGTATACGCATCAAGCGACGAGCGCACCACTCGAGTGAGTAGGGTCTCGATCGCGTCAAAGCTGAGTTCTTGATCGACGCTTAACTCGGTACCAACGGCGCCGATGTGAACTGAGATCTGCAGTGTCATAGGCTGGCCTGTCTGAATACAAAGATGCCCGAGTATGAGAAGTCTACCACAGCGACCACCCCACGCGCAAGCGACACGACCGTGTCATTCTCTCGGCGTGTCGAGCAAAAGCCCGAGTCGCGGCCACTCTGCTTTGTCCCAGCTGTGGCCTTTGCCCCTAAAGCAAGGGCAGTCCTCGGCCGCGCACCTGCAGCCGTGGTCTCTGCACAAGATGAGCCCCTGGTCTAGCTTGATGATCAGCTGGCTGGCACAGAACGGGCACCGAAGCCCAGTGCGCAGAGGCTCTGGCCTGTTGCCTATGACGACCTCGATGTGCGAATGGTGTCCCTTTATCTCAGTCACGATCTCCTCGAACCACTCAGGTCGGTTGCTTTCTGGCCAGCTGTGAAGACGCGCTGCGCACCAAGCCAACGAACGAGCTGGATTCCTGTTGGGTGTGGGCTCGTCTTGATCTGCGGCGCGCAGTGCGTCTTCCCACCTAAGTGTATCACGGCCGAGCTTGATCTTTGTGTCCAACACGCCAACACGCAACGGCATTCGAGGGCCTGGGACGGCGCGTGCCCCACTAGGGCCAGACCTGCCTGGGAGCATCGCAGCCCCGAGGCGAGAGTACCACTCGACTAGGTCGAGGGTTAAGACAGCGATCTCAGCTAAAGGGTCAGACACCTGAGCTCCCAAAGCCAGAAGCACCACGCTCTGTTTTGGGAAGCTGATCGACCTGCTGAATAGAGACGCCAAGGGAGCGGTTCGGCATAAGTATGTACTGAACCAGGCGCATTCCTCGAGTGACGAGGACGGGCTGGTCGGTCATATTCCAGACGCCAGCAAAGAGGGGGCCCGTGTAGCCGCAGTCAATAACGCCCTGCGCCACCATAAGCCCGTGCTTGCGCAAGGTCGAACTGCGACCAGTCAGCAAGCCCCACGTGCCCTCTGGCAGCTTGACTGCCACACCTAGCGGCACATCAACGAAGGTCTGTGGCTCGATCGTCGTGTCTGCGTCCACGAACAGATCGAAGCCAGCGTCGTCATCGTAAGCCTTTGCAGGCCCTTGCGCGGTTTCAGACAGCGCGGTCCACAGTAGGTCACTCACTCCAGTCCCCCTCGAACTCCTTCATCGAAGCGACGACTGGCACTTCAAGCTCTGCCAATGCGACGCTGTTCTGCCCGATGTCGCCGAGCACGACGACTGGGATATTGTGGTCAACAGCGTGCTGAATCTCGAGCACGGTGCCCACAGTCAAGACGCCACGCACCAGCACGGCGATGACGATGTCAGCCCTGGACAAAAGCGCCAGGTTCGCGTCGTGCACGGTGCCGTCTGGTACTAAGTCGGTCGGAGCAGTCCACGCAGCCGACGGGTCATAGACCCAGGCTTTGTCTTTGTACGACTCCTTCACTTCGGCCTTTAAGCGCCCGATCTCAGTGCCCTTGGCAAAGTCGATGGGTGCTGCTAGATAAACGATCATTTGAAATCCCCCCAGTGTCCGAAGGCGCGAGAGAACTGCGCCATCTTGGTGTAAATAGCGATATCGTGCCAGGTGTCGTCGCTTGGTGATCTGCCGTCGGCATACGCGCCGATCAGACGGGCGACTTTGCCCAGCAAGTAGAAAGCGATGCCGAGCTCCTCGTTTGTGACCTTGGTTGGCTTGCCGATCATCTGCGACATAGCGAAGCCGATGATCTTCAAGTCAGCGCTGCCGTACTCGATCGCCTTTGGCAAGACGTCGCCGAGTTCGTCATTCGCGGTCTGTGTCCACCAACCGACAAGGTCGTCAGTGCTGGTCTCCCATTTCGGGTTGTCCTCGCCCGACAGGAACCTGGCCAGGTTGCGCCAGTCGTTCGGGTTGTCCTTTGGGTTCTCTTCCATTAGAGCCACGCCATCGTCGTCGGGCTGGTGCCAAGCAAGCCGACAGAAGCGCCGATCTGCGCCTCGATCTCTTGAATGCAGGCCTTCTGCACGTCGTCGAGTTCGACCTCGCTCTTGCCGTGCAGCTCTGGAAAGAGGTAGTCGAACATAGTCAGCGCCACCTTGACGGTTGGTGCGCCGCCGTTCGCGATGATCGCCTGGCGCACTAGGCCAGGGTCGAACTGACCGACACGGCGAATCTTCTTAGTCACTGTCGTGCGTTCTGGCTCTATGCCAAGCGCGTCCCAGCTGGTCTCGCCGTCAAGCGGCCCCGAGTTACCAGACACGCGAATCGGGTAGGTGCGAGCCGTGACCCAGACGGTGAAGAGATCGACGGCTTTGTCCCAGGGGCTGATGCCAGCCTGGCCCAAGAAGTCGATCGCTCTGCAGTCCTGTGAGGTGCAGAAAGGATAATAGCCTGCGTGCAGGCCTAGGCCGTAGCCCTGTGTGCCCTCGATCAGGGCGGTGCCGCCTCGAGCCAGGTGCTCACGAATCAGGCGAGAGGTGTCAACGCCGCCGCCGTACAGATCTGCCTTGCGCATTAAGCGGTCGGCACGAGCTGCACCGATGCCCTTGCTGGTGCTGCCGACTCGCTCGGTCATTCCACCGTCGGCTTCGATGTCGTGGTGACGAGGCTCCAGAATGGTAGCCTGGTCGTCGATGAGCAGACGAGCGGTGGCTTGGTAGCCTGCTCTGTCCAGCTGCTCGAGTTCGTCATTCAGCACCTGCATATCGATCTCTGAGCCTGCTGCGATGATCAGGTCAGACTCTGGTGCTGTTACTGCGTTGACTGGCACGGTGCGCAGTCGCCAAGCGAAGTCTGCCTCGCCGTCTGGTCCTTTGCCGTGCACTGTGTGACCAGCGTTTGAGCCTGCCACTCTGATGCCCATAAACGGCACCTGGCTGGTCGCAGATAGATGACCTGCGACTGCTCCTTTGCCTTCACTTCCGAACTGACCGCCTACTACAGCGATGAGGTGTCCTGCCATTTCGTCCCCCCTTAAAAGGTTACTTCGTTGGTTGTGGTTTTAGTCCAGTAGCTCGGGAACACGGTTGCCGACTGGACTGACCAGCACTCGTGACGAGCCAAGATGAACTCGTATTGCCTTGCGATATTGCGCATCGATCTCTTTTCGAGGTAAAAGCTCGGGAACCAGCGAACGAGACCGAAAGTATAGCGCCTCTTTAAGAAGCAGTCAACCTCGACACGCAGGTCGATCGGTGTGACGTCGGCTTCTAGCTTGAAGCCACAATACTGGAACAGCCAGACCGCAGACCTGCACCGCCTGCACTCAGACTCGACCGCCTTCTTATCAAGCACCTTCTTTCTCCTGTCCAGGGTCTAGCTCCGAGTAACTGACCGACCGCCCCCCCTTATAGGGGGGGGCGAAGTCGGTCAATATGCTCTCCGCGTGTGCCGATACCTGACCGACCCCGAGGCGGTGAATATCGGTCAAGTCGGTGAATCTGTTTTTACTCATCGAGCAGCCCTTCGAAGCTCTGCAGCATACCGACAGCGAAGGGCTTGCGGTGCTTGAAGTAGCGGCCGTTGCCCTGAACACGCAGCTCCAAGAAGCCTCTGTTCTCCAGCCCAGCCAGTGCCTGCTTGATCTGGTCAGAGCCGCCCTCGACCACCTGAATGATCTGGTTGGTGCTCATCTCTTGGCCGTGCCCTGCCATAAACTCGGAGACGCGCTGCATCAAATGATCGCGAGCCGAGAACTGGACTGAGCCGCCAGAGATGCCTATTTCGATCTTGTCACCCTGTGAGACCAGATCGGCGGTGCCGATGTAGCTGGCCTCGAGCGCGATGCCACGGACGAAGCCTGGGCGATCTTTCGTCACTTTAAGGCGCAGCTTACCGTTGGAGCCTCGACCGAAAGGCATCTCGACATCGACCGAGATCGCGACCCCGTCAATATCGGCGCGCTTGGCCTGGGCACCGATAGCGTAGTTGCCTCGCGTGTCCTTGCTCTTTGTCACGTGATCGATCGTCAAGACCGCCGCACCCCAAAGGCGCAGGGGTCGAAGCACGACCTGGCTGAACTGCGTGGCGTCTTTATTCTTTTCGAGGTCCAGGCCCAGCAGGTTCATCGCTGCATTGACCCCGTCCATCACGAGCAGGCTCGGGCGGCCGTCTCTGATCGCTGGAAGAAGCGCCTGCTGAGCTTCGGCGTCGTATGGGCCGTCTGGGTTGGCGTAGTGGAACTGCTCGAAGTGGTGTTCCTGGACGCCGAGCGCTTTCAAGCGGTTGCGAATGCCCCGACCTGAATCCTCGAAGTCCACGTAGAAAACGGTGTGCCCCTTGACTAGCTCCTGGCGCACGGCTTCCAGTGCCACCCAGGTCTTTCCAGACTCTGATTCGCCGAAGATCGCGTTGATCTTTCCAGCATAGAGCAGTGCCTTGCCGTCGGTGCGGTACAGGACGCAAGGCTCGGGTTCTGAGTCCTCTGCCGCCCAGTCGAGCTTCTTTGGGTGCCAGCTAGTGGTCGGCTCTGTCGCCTCTGGCGCCTGGAAGTCTGGCGCTGGCGCTTCGAGCATCTGCGAGACATCGACCAGCTGCAGGCTCGGGCTTGAAGTACCGAAGCCGAGATCGCGCAGGGCTCCAGCCGCTGCCTTGAAGTCGCCGCCGTGATTGACCAGCGTGTAAACCGCGAACTTGCTGTAGGCGCGCTCAGACTCGAACTGCGTGCTGGTGCTAAAGACGTAGAAGAAGTCCTGGCCGTCGAAGCCCGTGGTGGCCGAGATGCCGTCATTCTTTCCAGGCCTGCGCCACGCGGTGGTCGGCCCCTTGGTGTAAACCTTTGACCAGCCCAGAGGTAGCAGCAGCTCGTCCCAGCTGGTCTTGTCGCCGAAGTCGTCTCCTGGCAGTAGGCCATCGGTCGGCTAGACCGTCACTTCTGACGCCACCACTGAGGCCTTGGGCAGCTGGTCGAAATACTTGAAAAGGCTGTGCAGCGAGTCGCGCTCGTCCTGCGTCAGAGTCGGAATCGTCTCGATCGAGCCTGAGATCAGCTGCCAGCCGCGCCCTGAGGGGTGGCAAGCGCCGCCCGTTGGCGCGACCACGACATAGCCGCCCTCGCCGCGAGTTTCGACCAGGACATCGACCCCGTCGTTATCGCCTGGTCGCCTGGCCAGCTTCGTGTTGCCTGGCACCTGCCCGTCTATGCGATAAAGCCAGTGCAAGCCGCCGCTTGGCGTGATCTCGCAATAGCCCGAGTTAATCCGTTCCCAGAGGTCGCCGAGCCCGATCTGCTGCGCCATATCGCGCGCCTGAGTGTGCAGCCCTGCGGCCACCGCCCGTCCTTCCAGCTCTAGCATCTCGAGGTTGCCGCTTATGTGCCCAGTGATCAGCCCGACCCCTTGCGAGGTCTCGAACCACTTGCGCAGGTTGTCCTCTGTCGGCATCTCGCTCTGGTATCGCTTCCAGCTGTCTAGCGCTGGCCTCTTGCTGCCGTCGCTGGCCACTGGCACAACCGAGCAGCCAGCTGCTGCGAAGCGAAGTGCTGCCGCAAAGATATCGATGGTCACTGGCCGCCCCAGCCGTCGCCTTTGAAGATCAGGCCTGGAACTGAATAGACGCGCTGCATCGGCAGATCGCACTCCTCGCAGATCTTGAAAGCCTGCTCTGAGAATGCGAAGGTCGAGGCGCCCGTAGCTTGACAGGCGCTGCACTTGAACTCATAAGATGGCAAAGAAACCCCCCTTTCACTTGCTCTTGTACCGAGCTGGGAATCGAACCCAGAAGCCAGCTTCCCCGTCTGACTTGTCCAACCTCGGCGACCCCCCTAGGCTCGGAAGGTGTAGCCTAGAAACCTAGCTGGCGACGATCTTGCCGCCTAGCTGCGCGAGTAGCGCTGCGACTTCTGGTGGCACTGCGCCGTCGGCCACGACCGCCTTGGCTGCTGGAGCTTGTGGCCCCTTGGCAAGTGCGGCTTTGGCTCGCTCGACATCAGCGGCGTCTGTCGTTGCGTCAATGAGAATCCAGGGCGCAGTCTTTCCAGGCTTCGCGATGCCTTGTGAGATACGAGCCAGGACTTTCTGGCCGATCTTTGGTCGCAAGGCGTTACGAAGCGCGATATTGAAGAAGAGCACGTCGTTGTGTGACTCGCCGCTGTCCAGATCGATCAGATCGACCGAGACTGCGTCAGCGTCGCCGTTCACTGTCTGGATTCCCTCGCGGTAGTCCTTCGGTGAGATGATGAGAAGGTGCCCCTGCAGATCTGCAGGACGCGGCCCTTGTTCGTTTGTTGCTGGAGATGAGAACTCCATTTCGACCCCTTTGCTAGTTGGTTGGTGGTTGGGTATTGGCAGTCGGCCCGAGGCTCTCCGTCAATGCTTTGCAGATGTCGTTGATCGTGGGCGCTGGCATCGAACAGCTGCACCCATCGCGACACGGGTCGCAAGTCAAGCGGTGTCCCCTGGACAGCCGACGCTTGCGTCTTGTGAGAAAGGCTTGAAATAGGGGCACCAGTTGCAAAGGCGATCGGCCTTGGCAGGTATCTGGGCCCACATCGAAGGCGAGCGCTCGACATCGACTGCAGCCAGGAGCGCGTGCACGTTGTCCACTCGCTCGAGCGCTTTGAGTGCGACGCTCTCGTCATAGTCGTGCATAACCAGGTGCATATCGGCAAGCGAGCCACCAGTGGGCAAGAAAGCCAGAGCGACCTTGTTGACAGCTGCTCCCTGCTTGGCCTTGCCGTAGCCGTAGAGCTGGACTTGGACGATCTGCTGCTGAGTCGCCCCGTCGCGCTTGTACTTCTCGAGTGAGGTGCTGCCAGTCGTTTTCCAGTCCAGGACTATGCCGCGCGCCGTGTCGTAAAGATCGACGGTGCCGCCCAGCCCTGCTCGGATAGTGACTCGCTGCTCGACTTCGAAGCCTTCGATCTTGCCAAAGACCTCGGCGAGGTAGGCGTGTATTGCCGTGCCCACCTGAGCGGCCCAAGAGCCGCCGCTGGTCTCGTTCGGCTTGTCCCAGTCGAGCAGCTTGTAAGCCATTCGACGGGTGCATTCGTGCCCCATCTCGCTCGGGCCAATGCTGATCTGGCGCGACCGAGGCGAGTAGATGCCTGCGTCTGAGATGATCTTCTGGAGATCTTGTGCGTACTGAGTGACGGGCGCGTAGAGCGTTGCGAACTCGCTCATTCCTCGTCCTCGTCGTCCTCGTAGGGCACTGACGGAATCGGGCCCCAGTCTGGCTGAATCGGCTCGACGAAGCTCACTCCTCTGTCACCAGAGTGAAGCGCCTGCTGACCGACTCTTTCGACAAGAAGCCGAAGATCACTGGGTCCAGGACCTTCTTGGCCTCTTGCACGTCGAATCGCTTGCTCGTCACTCGTGTCCAGCGCACGACTGCTCGGCCCTGGAAAGTGCCGATCTCGTCGTCGCCGAGGGCTTGTTCGATGTGCGTTCTGGCGTCAGCCGCACGCTCCTCGAGCTCTTTGATCTCGCCTTGCAGCTTCTTGTAGAGATCGAGCCAAGCGATCACGCTGATCTCGAGCTCCTTCTTGGTCTGTTCTGTCATCTTTCCCCCCTAGTACCAGTGTTTCTCTTGCCAGTGCGCCCACGCGCCGCAAGGCCCTGCTGCTCCGTAGCGCCTGCCGATGTAAGCCAGCGCTGCAACCGTCTGCGCCACAGGCGCGTCTGAATGCTTCATTCCGAGATTCTTGTAAGTCGAGTCGAGGAGCTGGCCGATACCGCGAGCACTCGAGCTCGGGTTCTTGGCTGCTGCGTTCCAGCCCGACTCACGGCCAGCAAGACGGCTAAAGCAGACGAACTGCTTTGGTGTGAGCAGCTCCTTTGCCAGAGCCTTCGCACTAACCTGATCGATCGGTGGTCGCTCTTTGAAGACCACTGGAACTGCCTGCTCTGCTGTGAATGCTTGCACCAACAAGATGCTGGTGACGACTGCTGCTGCGATGCTGATTCCCCGTCTAAAAAGCTGTTCGAGTCTAGAGCACACAGGGCGCTCCTTTCTTGAGCAGGTCTAGTCGAACTTTGGTTTGTCATAGCCTGCTGCTTTGAGTAAGTCAAGAAGTACCGAGAGCGGTACGATGGCTGGCCAGTCGTCGATGTGACTGGGCCCTTGGCCGTCCAGACGGAGAACTGCCACTGGCAGAAGCCCGTCTTGCTGGCGTTCGCGTAACTGCTTCATCGCGGCACTGACTTGGATGCCTCGACGAGCCTTAACTTCGACGTCCACACCGATCACGCCAGTGATGTCCGTCCCTGTCCTGCCCGAGCCAGCTGGCTGAGCATAGGGGAAGCCGTTTTCGCGAAAATACTCGGCGACGATTCGCTGGGATTCGTAGCCGCGTGCGATGCGTGAAGAGGTCACCCCAAGACCTTCCAGACCACGAAGGCGCCGATAGCGACGCCAACGCTGATGCCTGGAAGTACGGAACGCCTTGGAGCGGCCGCCCCCCTCATAGCCGAGCAAAACCTTACCCACGCGAGCTGCTCACTTAAGTCGAGCCGTTTCTTGTGCATTGAAGATCTCTTTCAGTTCGAGTCCGACATCGAAAGGCGAGTGATAGTACGCGCTCGTCGTTTGATCGCCAGAGACTAGAAGCAGACACCAAGTGGCTGCTGGTAGTTGAATGCGGTACCACTGGCCCGCGGCTGTTTCGCCTGCGTGCTCGAAGTGGTCTGGTAGTGGGCCGACCGCCAGCTTGCGCTGTGCCCTGCTCTGATTAGAGTCTGATTCGGTCCTAACTGCGTATTTGAATGAGTACATCGAGGTCCTTCCCCCTGTTGTTGGATAAGTAAAGCACGCCCCGCGAGCGCCTGTCAAAGCGACACGCCGCTCTGAGCGGCCGCTGCGAGCATCGCGCGCAGTCTGGCCAGAGCTTCGAAGGTGTGGTCGATCTGTGGTGCTGGACAGCTCTCGACGGTGCCCAGCTTCCGCGCCTCTTCATAAGCCTGGTCCCTCGACAGGCCTTCTCGGATTAAGCGGTTCATCTTGGTGGTGGTGCCTTCGTGCTTAATATTTCGACGCATACCCTCGTGGTTGATGTCGAGCTTGCCCACAAGGTCAGAAGTCGAAAGAAGCACGTGCTCGGTGATCGCACATAGATCTGGGAGAGCGATTCGCTCGACAGATGAGTGCGAGATGTCGCGCTCGTGCCAGAGCGCTATGCCCTCGGTGATCGGCATAACATAAGACCGCGCTAGCCGTGCCAGGCCAGAGACCTTCTCGGCCGTAATCGGGTTGCGCTTGTGCGGCATTGAAGACGAGCCCCGCTGCCCCTTGACGGTGCCTTCAAAGATCTCGGCCACCTCGCTGCGCTGTCCGTGCCTGATCTCCAGAGCCAGGGCCTCGCAGACTGTTACGATATTGGCCAGGCTGTAAGCCCAGGCGCCGAGGCTGTCTCGCATAAGCACCTGCGTCGAGCTGTCTGGCACGTTCAGGCCCAGCGCTCCACAGACTGCGATCTCGACGTCTCTGGGAACGTGCACGTAGTTGCCTAGCGGCCCCGAGATGTGGCCGACCCTGACCTGATCTGCTGAGGCCACAAAGCGATCGAGCGATCTGGCCAGTGCTAGTGTGATGTCTGCGACTCGGTAGCCCCAGCTGGTCGGCTCGGCCGCTTGTCCGTGGGTGCGGCCCTGCCTGGTCGTGCCTCGGTGCTCAGTGGCGTGCGTTATTAGCTCGGCCAGGAGCGTGTAGCCAGCGTTGCCGATGAGCACATTGGCCTGGGTCAAGATCAAAGCCTGAGCTGTCTCGACCACGTCAGAGCTGGTCAGCCCGTAGTGCAGCCAGCGATGAACGCCTTCGTGTTCGGTGTTTTCTTTCCAGGCTGCCAAGAACGCCATAAGGTCGTGGCGCAGCGTCTCCTCTTGAGCACGCACTTGCTCCAGTGTCGGCCTGAGCGTCAGCTCGAGGTGCATATGCATATCGGGCGGCACGATACCGAGCTGCCCCTGCGCTTTCATCACCTCGATCTCGACGGCCGCCCAGTGCAGGGCTTTGTTGGCGTCGCTCCAGACCAGGCTCATCGGTCGCGAGCAGTAGCGGTCGATCACTTCTTTGTGTAGTCTTTCAGTGCCTGGTTTATCACTTCGGAGACGCTGGTCTCCTCTCGCTCTGCCAGCTTGCGCGCTGCTTGCCATAGGTGGTCCGAGACTCGGACGCTTCTGATCGGTGTGCTCATTCATATCCCTTCGAATAGGCACTCGGCTGCCGTGCCCCAGCAGTAGCCAGAGCCCGTCCACCAGAGATGCCCACTCACGTAGTAAATGACGACGATCGCCGCCAATATTAAGATAGCGCGAACGCGCTTGCCCCGCTTTGTTAGCTTCATTTGACCAGCCACCAGCCAGCGTTCAGCACGCCATTGACGAAGCGAGCCTGGGCCTCTTTGGGGCCGACGCCGCCGTAGAAAGTGACGGTCTCCAGCCAGCTGTCCTGGCCGTTGGTTACTAGCGCGGCCACCTGCCAGGCGCCGCTTGACTTGACGCGGAATACGTTCACGCTACGAACTCCTCGATCTCAACGACGCTCCTGATGGCTGAGGCCTCGGTGATGCCAACGAAGGCGCCTTTCCAGAAGTACAAGCCGTCCTGCTTTATAAGTGCCAGCCTAATCGCGTCGTGCAGCATCGCTATCGAAGTCAGCTCGCTCATTAGAGTAGGCCCTTGATGATCTGAGCCAAGAGCTCGACTGAGATCTCGCCGCGAATGCTGATCTTGTTGGCCAGCATCTGGTTGCCCTCGAAGCGAATGACGTCGATCTCGTTGTCGTTGTCCACCACGCGCACGCCCTCTGCGAAATAGGTCTGGCCGTTGCGAGTGATGTAGCCAGTTTGTTCTTCTGTCCAGACGTCCACGCCACCGAACTCGTTGTACTGTGGCACTGCGCAGTCGCCGCCTTCGATTACGAGCTCTACTGCCTTGTCGATCTTTGCCGCTGTTGTTGTTGCTGTTGTCATTTTCTTGCCTTCCGTTTTTAGGGGCCTTTCCCCGTCCTTATAAGATAAGAATACCAGATCGTGCATACGCTGTCAATACAGAGATCGGCGTGTCGCGGTGTTAGCTTGATCACACCGCGACACGCCTGGACTCAGTAACGCTCGTTGCAGCTGTGGCAGCGCCAGTGGTTGACGGGCCCCCAGCTGTGCCAGGTCAGGCGCTCGCTGTTGACGCACCAGAGCCTGGCAGGTCGGTTGGTATCTGGACGGTCGCGCTGGCTAGCCTCGGCTATCCGCTTCATACGGTCAAAGACGGCCTTGGCCGAGGCTTCAATACTGCGAGTCCAGCTGTCAGTCTCACCCCAGTCGATACCGCCATAGCCGTAATGCCTGGCGTCAGAGATCAAGTCGTCCCAGCCCTCTTCATCAAGTCGGACCGTAACGGTATAGACCTGTCGCTTGATGACCTGATCGGTCAGGCCACAGCCGCGGCCTTCGTGGTCGTCGTAGAATATTCGAGCCACCTTAATGACGATCGGGAACTGAGGTGGGTAGATATTCGGATACTCCAGGGGCGGCCTCACTGGGCACCCCCCTGGTGGCAGTCGCAGTCGCAAGGGCGGCGGCGAGACGGAAAGGCGCCCATATGGGCGACCTTGGTACAGCGATCGTGCTGGTCTGTGACGCACCGAGCTGATGTGAAGCTGGTGGCGTACTCTCTGAGACCTTTCATATTCTGCTCCCTTCCTGAGCTTGTAATACTATTTTACCAGATCGTGCATACGCTGTCAATACATTCACGGCGCGTCGGGGGTGTGAGATTCATCACATCAGTCCAGATCTTCAAGTCGGTCATATGGCGAGCAGCTACAGCGATCGGCTCGCTCATCGCAGCCGTCGCAGGTCTCGTCTCGGCCCAGGGCGATGTCGTCATCTTCTCTCGGCTCGCTCATTCGATCGCCGCGCCTTCCTGCGCCCAGATTCGCTTTGCGAGCTGCTGAGCCTCGTGCTGACGGTTGGCGCTGTAGTTGTGGTCTTGCGTCAGAGAGCCGAGGCTGGCCAGGACCAGCAGCAGCTCCTCTCGAGTTAGTTCAAGCTTCATCGGTGCTCCCAGGCTGCGCGAGGTGCGTAAGGCTCGTCGCGGTTGTCGGTTGTCGCTATCCAGAGGGCGGGCTTACCGACTGCGCTCCAGTAGACGTCGTCGTTCTCGTCCTCGCCGTCGATCACGACGACGTTGGTGATGATGCCAGCAAGTGGGTAGCCTGGCTGGTAGCCGACGTTCACTGGCTGGTCGCCGAGTTCTGGGTTGTCGTCCAGCATCTCTTGAAGCGTCTCGATGAGTTCGTTTAGAGTGGCCACTCTATGCACCTGCCTTCTCGTTTGCGATCAGTTGAAGAGTGAGCTGGTCCTGGTAGTAGCGGTCTGCGCAGTCTAGGCAGACGATGACGGTCTGGCGGCCTCTGATCTGGTGCGCCAGAATCGTAGGACCTGATTCGCAGCTTGCGCAGCCTACTTCGCAGCTTGTGCAGAGCAGCATCATTATGCACTCACCAAGTCCCAAGCCGATACGAGAGCGTTGTGGCCGATGCCCCAGCTCTCGATCGATTCGAACCACTTGCTGTCCTCGAGCTGCTTGCCGACTATCCAGCTGCCGCCGATCTTCTGAACGCGAACTGTGCCGCAAGGTGAGAGCCAAAGCTCCTTGTTGATCTGAACCATTCCGTGCTTTGTTGCTGTTGTCATTTTCTTGCCTTCCGTTTGTTGGTCCCTTTCGGGCTTATGGGATAAGCGTACCAGACCGTGCATACGCTGTCAATACAGAGAGACGCTCGTGTCGTGTTAGTTTGATCACATCAAGTCGCCTGGCGTCTCGATCTTTCGCATCTCTTTGGCGATGATGCGGTTGCCCCAGAACCTGAGCACTGGCTGGGGCAGCTGGGGCAGTCTGATCTCCTTGAAGGGCAGAAGGACCAAGATCAGCAGCGGCCAGAAGGCTAGAAAGAAAGCCATCACCGACCAGACGAACAGATCGCGCCCCTTGACCAGCGCTACGAACCCGACCACTGGTACGGCCAGGACTGACCACCAGCCCATCAGTTGGCCACCTCGTTGTACTCGGACAGCGCCTGGGAAAGCTGGCGAATCGAGTCGATCAAGACGTCGCGAATCTCGTCTGGCTCCTGGCGCTCCTCGGCTTCCAGGAGCTGGTTGCCGACGGTGTACATCGCCGAAGTGATGCCCGTCCAGACCTCTTTGACGGCGCCCATTAGAAGGCCACCTTTCCGATCTCTACGACTTCAACGATCTCCAGTGGTTGCAGCCAGTCGGTTCTAGTGACCATTCGCTGCATCTCGCGCTCTGCCAGCTTTAGCGAGACGTGGAAAGTCGCGGCTGGTGTGGCGTTCAGATCGCCGCGTGAGATGTTGCGAAAAATGACTGCGTGGGTGAAGATCTTGTTCTCTGACTTGCGTGTGAGTCCGTATCCTTGGGTCTTGAAGAGCTTTGCCATTTTCTTGCCTTCCGTTTGGGGCCCTTTCTGGGCTTATGGGATAAGCGTACCACGCCGTGCATACGCTGTCAATACGGAGAGGCATCGCGTGTCGGCGTGTCGCGTGTGAGGTTGATCACACCACCGAGATATAGATGAAGGCCCCCCCACCCGTGAGGGCAGGGGGGCCTGTTGTATCTGGTTACTTAGAGCCGAGTCCGAACTGCGTGGCCCGAGGGTCCAGCGCTTTCAGTAGAGGACCAGCGACTGCGGCGATGCCTGCCAGTGCGTAGTCCTTGAGTGGGCGTGTCTGATCGACGAGATACAAAGCTAGTGCGGCCGATGCCGCTGCTCGGAGATATGAAGTGACCATCGCATCGAGCTTGGTCTTGGTTTGCTTGGTCATAGTTCTACTCCTTGAAGGTTGGTCTGCCGAAGCCGACGACAGAGACGGGCAGCGAGGGTCTGATCTTGCTGCGATTCTTGATCTTGTAGGCGCGAGTCTTCAAGCAGACCTCGCCGCCGTTGCGCTGATCTCCGCGCTTGTCTGGGCTGGTGTTACCCTCGACCGTGGCGATCGTGCCGTCGCCGTTGTCTCGAACAACGATTCCAACGTGCGAGATGCGATCGACCCCGTCGCCAGGGAAGTCAAAAAATACGATATCGCCTGGCTCTGGTAGTGCGTCAGCTGCATCTTGCCACGCGCCTTTCTTCTTGAAGGCTGCAGCGCCTGCAGCAGTGGAAACACAGTTCGGGAGCTTGAGCTTGACGCCGTTGGCGCACCACATCACGAAGGAGCCGCACCAAGGCAAGAACTGAGCCTTGGCGAAAGCGCCGTACTTGGTCTGGTTCTCTTTGGGTCCTTCGATCGTGCCAGCCTCTGCCAGCGCTGTCGCTATGAACTCGGTCCTCTGACTCATTTCGCCCCTCTTTCGATTAGAACTCGGTAGATCTCTTCAACCTGGCGCTCGAGTCTTGCGACCGAGTCTTTGACACTGGAGCCGCCGTTCGGCTTAAGCTCGCTCAGGTAGTGCCGCACCAGAAAGCGCACCATCACAGCAAAGGAGCCAACCAGCGTCGCGATCGCGACTGCCAGGCCTGCCCAGTCTGACGGGCTCACCTTTCGATCGCCAGCACTTGCATAATCACGGTGCCAGATGAGGTGATCGCATAAAGCGCGGCCTCGCGGTTTTGCAGTGTGATCTTGTCGCCGCTGTCCATCTTGTAGCCAGTGGAAGCTGTGACGTCTGAGGCTCCGAGGTAGCACGTGCCGCTCGAGCTGTGCAAATAGACCATCTCGCCGACAGCGTCGGCTGCAGCAAGCAGGGTCGCAGTCGTGCCGACCGTGACTTGCGCTGATCTGACTCCCATATTCTCTCCTTGTGTTGTAGTGGTGGGGCTAGAGGTCTTTCACCTCATCGCAGTGCAGGCTTCGACCTCTGCATAGCGTCATCGCACGTCAGACGTCTCTGCGTGCTGCCCCCTCTAAACCAGGTCTCTTCTGACTCGTCCATCGCGTCGTCTATGTCGCGCAGCAGTGGGACCAGGTCAGTCAGTAGCGTGTCTATTTAGAGCGCTGCGATCTCGTCAGCAGTCAGGCCCAGCGCCGCAAGCTTCGCTCGTGCTGATGCTTTGGCTGCCGCTTTCGCTTCTGCCGCTGCGTCTTCCTCTGCTCTGCGTGCTTCGACTGCGGCTGCGCGTGCTTCGTTCTCTGCGATCTCTGCTGCTGTGAGATCGCGCTCTGTCACTTCGCCAGTCGCGCAGTTGACTTCTAGTGCCTTTGGTGTTGTCATCGTGTGTCTCTCCTTATGAGTTCTTGATGCCGTATAGAGTTGCGCTTGTGTGTTCTACGAACTTGTCCGTGCCACCGTCAACGGTGAAAGTCAGGCTGGTGATCGCCGCAGTGAAGGGCCACGTAAAGGTCGCCAGATGTTGGTTGACGGTGCTGCCGTTGTTTGCTTGCGTACCGTCGCCGAGCATCGCCTTGTTGGAAGCCGAAGCGTAGTTTGGAAAGTACAGCTCAGACGAAGCGAAGGTGCTAGCGGTAGCAGTAGAGCCGTTCAATAGCGCCCTGAATGAGCCGTAGGTCTGCGATATGGGGCTGCCAAGGTTGTTGAGCAAGTGCAACAAAGTCGAGGCTGTGTCCGCTCCACCGTTGACCCCGATGAGAGCCCAGTTCGCAGAGATGTCAGACCTTGCGCTCAGCACCACCTTGAGGTCGGTGTAGGTCGCAGGGATGGAAGTGAAAGCCATACTCGTCGCTCCACCAGAACCGACGGTGACGGTCGCTATCTTGATGTACGTGGTTGCCATTACGCCGCCTTTATTCCGTAGAGAGTGAAGGTGCACCCAGTCGAGTAAAGATCAGCGCCGCCCATCTGAAACTTGATCGAGCTTATTGCAGAAGTGGAGCGCCACAGGTTGACGACTGCTCGCGTGTTTGTGGTGCTAGAGCCGTTGCGACCGAGCATCGTCTTGTAGATCGAGGTGTTGGCATAGCTTGGCAGATTCAAGATCAGAGTGGCGAAAGCCGCACCTGGGCTGGTGATCGAAGGGTCCAGGTAGGCCGTGCCAGTGGAGCGCGTTGAAGCGCCGCTTGATCCGTTGCCTTGAAGGTCCGACATTGAGTAGTTCGTGCCCGTGTCATTATTCAGCAGCACCTGAATGGCCCTGCTGCCGCCAGAGTTGTTCTTTATGGTCGCCACCAAGACCAGATCTGTGTAAGTGGCTGGAATGCTGCTAAAGGTGATCGTTGCTGTGTCGCTTCCAAGCGTGTTAGTCGCTATCGGTTCGTAAGTAGTCGGCATTATTTTATCCCATACAGAGCGATAGTCGTTTTGTCAACCCAAGAGCCGTCCACTGTGAAGTCTGCCGTTGTGATAGCCGCGGTCACGTTGCTGTAGGCGCTACCCAGCATCAGCTCACCCGAACCGTTGCCGTCATAGCCAGCGAGGTAGCGCAGAGTCTTGGTTTTGCTTGTGTTCGTGTAGTCTAGGATGTCGAGTATCGCTACGCCATAAGTGGACGCCGTGACCGTGCTGCCTGGAATGCCGCCGATAGTTCCATAGCCTGAGACCGCGTAGGCCGAAACAGCCGAACCGTTGCCATAGAGGTGATGGCGGTAGCCTGTTTGACCGTTTGAGTTGATGCTCACATAGCAAGTCAAGCCCCCAGCCGCATAGGTGCCGCGGCCGTACACTCTGAACTGCAGGTGCTTGAAGGTGCCAGGTATTGAAGTGAAGGACAAGGTCGCGGTTGTGCCCGAAGCTGTAGCAGTAGCGATGGACTGGTAATCGCCTGCAGCGGCGGCAGCCGAAGTGAAACCGTAGGCGCTTGCCGCTAGGCCGCCTCTTGCTCCGAGTATTGGACTCATCTTTCCCCCTAAGCGAACTTCGTCTGGCTGGCGAACACGGTGTAAGTCGGCGTCGCCGCAGTCTTGACGACCGTGTAAACGTAGGCGTCGATGCTTGAGGCGTTGCCAGAGGCGAATGCTGTGCCGCCCTGGTATTTCGGTGTCACCGATGAGCCGTCTATTTGTAGAGCGCTGTTGTAATAGGCAGTCGTCCCGTTTGTAACGAGGTGGGTCACTGTGATCGCGTCTCCAACGGCCAGAATCGAGCTGAGCGAGACTCCAGAGGCGGCCCGAATATTCAGCGTCCAGTTCGCGCTGGCGTTGCTAGTGTAGTAGAGAACGCCCTGAGTAGAGGCGTCGTAGTTGATCGTTCCAGTGGCTGCTGTGGCAGAAACGGTGGTGCGCTCCTCTGGGCTGAGCAGGACTTTACTCGAGAGCGTGTCTGCTGTCGCGCGCCCGACGATCGTGTCGGTTGAAGTCGGAAGAGTAAGAGTGCCAGTGTTGCTGATCGACGAGATGATCGGGCTGGTCAGGGTCTTGTTGGTCAGGGTCTGGCTGCCAGTCAAGGTCGCGACAGTCGAATCGATCGCGAGTGAGACGGCGCCCGAAGTGCCGCCACCAGAGAGGCCTGTGCCTGCTGTGACGCCCGTGATGTCGCCAGACTCTGGTGTTGCGAACTGGAAGAAGATCGCAGCGCTGGTGCTCGTGAAGTAGAGAACTCCACCCTGGTACTGCGCGAGGACGAGCGAGCCTGACGTGTTGACTGTCGCCGTTCCAGCTGTAACCGTGCAGGCTCCTGCACCGTGATTCTGAATCGTAACGATGTCGCCAGCTGCGAATAGAGCGGTGTTCACGGTGATCGTGGTGGCGCCAGCGTTTGACATCGCGACCGTTGTGCCAGCATCGGCAGCGACCAGCACGTAACTTGCGGTCTTTGCCGTGGCGCTGCCACCAAGCATCGCGGTCTGTTGCAGCGATGTCATCTGCGCGGCACTGAGCACCTGCCCAGTCGTGAAGGTCTGCTTTGCCATATCGTCTCCTTGTTAGTAGGTAAGCGCGTCCGTGTCTAGAATGCCCTGAGTGGCAGAGTCCAGAATGAAGGCCTGAATGATCGGCTCTGCAGTCAGCAGCGTCGCGCCAAAGGTGGTGCGCGTGATGTCGTACTGCACGCCTTGAACGAACAGCTCGCGAGTGACGGTGGTCGAGCCTGGCATCGCTTTGGTGACGTTAACCAGATCGAACAGCTCGACCTCGAGGGCGGCCAGAATGCGAGCGGTCTCGGATTCGTCCACCAGGTTCAAGCCCAGCGAGTCAATGCGTAGCGTCGCGTCTTTGCGAGCCAGCAAGATGCTCCTGGCCATATTCAGCGACTCGTCGTCTGTTTCTATGAGGATATCCTTGCGAATGCCCGAATGCTGGAAGTAGGTGTCGATCGAAGGCTGATCAAAGACGTTCTGCGCGGTGCCGCCCGATCTCTGGACCGTGACGTCGTTGACCAGCAGCGTGTCGTCGAAAGCAAAGTCGATGGTCGAGAAAGCGATGCCCACACCCGTGTCGCTGTAGATCGTCGCTGTGGCGTCTGCTTTCTGGGCGATGGAATGGCGATCGAGATAGACTGCGTCTCCCTCGGCGTTCACAAAGAAAGCGCCGAACTCTGACAGCTCGACCGTCTGCAGCGCGTCCAACGAGGTCCTGCTAGTACCAGGGTCGGCTTGCAGGGTTGAAATACCAGCGTCGATCGCCCGAGCAGAAGCTGGGAAAGCGACCAGGTCTAAGATGTCGGAGACGCGGTCGCCCGAGAGCTGGCCTGCTGTAGCTCCAGGCACTGTCGTGATGTTGGCGCCTTGCAAGAGCCTGAAAGCATCGACGCAAGTCAGCGTCACTCTGTCCACGCCATCGACGCCTCGTACGAAGCTGGTGTCGTAGCTGGTGATGAAGCCGCTGAAAAGAAAATAGCGCACGCTGTTGTAGTCGGCGAACACTCTGATCTTGCGAAGCGGCACCAGCTTGCCGAAGTAGGGGCCCGAGGTGTTGCTCGGGTTGAAGTCGCCGTTGTCGTCTCTGATCTCGACAGTGGCAGTGCCAGCCTCGAACTTGTTCAGAATGCGGTTGCGGCCCCGACGAATCGAAGCGCGAAGCACCTCATTGGTCACGACGATCTCGTCGTCCCCGTCTGCTAGCTGGCCCGTGCCGAGCTTGCCTTTGATGGCGTCGTCGAGTGTGAAAGCAGTGACAATGAAAGAGGGGCCGTTCGTGAAGTCGATCGAGACGCCGAGCTGTGGTAGGCCAGGCATCAGATCGAGACCGCGTTCTTGGTGATCGACAGGCCGCTGTTCTGGCCCTGCAGAATCGCGTTTCTGATCTGCGCGACTAGGTCGCCCTCTGAGATCACCGAGCCCTGAACGTTGATGGTGATGGAGCCGCCGAAGCCGCCGCTACCCAGAGGCACGACTGCTTCTGGACCAGACTCACCGATCATCGCGATCGTTGGGCTGGTAACAACGCCGCCGCTTGCGAGCATCGGCATTCGGTTGAGCTTGTTTAGTAGGCCCTGAGTGGTGAAGTTGCCGCCGCCGACCAAGCCAGAGGGTGCCTCTGCTTTCGGAATAACTGGCCCGATAAAGCCTGGGTCTCCTGGCTTCGGCGCACTCGGGAAGTCTGGAAGGTAGGGCTTGAAGCTGGGCGGCAGGTACTCTTTTGGAGGCTCGGGCGCCAGTGGTGACTTGACGGCCGCAGTGTAGGCGTTGAGAGCGGCGAGTGCGCTGACCCACGAATCTCGCGCCGAGTTGCCAGGCGTTGGCCAAAGAGCAGAAGGCGTGACGCCCTCTGTGATCTTCTTGGCGTAGTCCACCACCTGCGCATTTGTGAGGTTCCAGGCGCCTTTGAGCTTCTCGATCTCGTATGGGTCGAGCTTGCCGTCGTTGAGTGCCTGGAAGAAATCCAGGTACAGAGCGGCCTGCTGCTTGGTGACGCCCCACTGGCCAGCCAGCTTGTCCACCTCAGCGGTTGAGACCTTGCCGTCGTTGACCGCAAAGACCGCCGCAATATAGACCGTGACTGCGTCCTTAGAAAGCCCCCACTTGGTAGCGAGGATAGCGATCTCTTCTGGTGAGATGTTGGTGTCCTGGACAACGACCAAGAGGTCGGCGTAGCGCTGGAGCGCTGTGTTTGATCTGAGTTGGGCTTCGTACGAAGCCAGAATCTGTGCCAGGCGCGCCTGCTCTGCAACGGCGCCCTGCTTGACCAGGTTGAGTCGAGCCGCTTCAAGTTGAATCGGGTCGGTCTCTGTAGTCGGCTTGACTCCGAGCTTCTTAAGCGCAGCCAGGGTCGCCTGAGTTCTGACCAGCTTGAGCTGCTCTGCAGTCAGCTTCGCGGTTGCAGCGGTGCCAGCCTTTAGGTCGATCTTCATACCCTTGAGAGAGGATAAGAAGTCGGTGGTGGTCTTGTCTAAGCCGTCGAATGAGAACTCCAGGCCATCGACCTTTGTGGCCGCGTCGTCCATCACTTTGTTCGCTTTGTTGACGGCGAGGTACAAGCCGCCAACCGTCAGAGTGAATGCCGCGATGCCAGCGGCGGCGGCTGTCAATGAAAGGCCGCCTGTTGCTGCTGCTTGCGCTCCTGCCGCTGCGAGTGCTGCGGCTCTGATCGCTTGGTAGGCCTTGACCAACGCCTGAATCGCCGTCACGAACGCGATCACCTTGCTCGCTACGAATGTCGCGGCGAAGATGATGCCGAGCGCAGTGAAGAGGTCTTTGTTTCTGGCCACGAAGTCGAAGGTCTTGTACAGGACCATCGCGAAGCCGAAGATCGCCTTGATCGCTGTCTGGAAAGCTGCGACTAGCTTGTCGCCGTTCTCATTGATAAAGGTCTGGACTGCTGGAATGACCTTCTGGGTCAGCAGCTGGAAGAAAGACTCGATCGTCGGCATCAACGCGACACCGAGCGTCTCTTTTGCTTCGTCGAATGCGATGCCGACTCGCTTCATACGATACTCGAAGGTCTCGGCTCTGGTCGAGGCTGCGCCAGCGAATGTCTTTGCAGTCAGCAACAACACAGCATTGAGGTCTTTTGTCTTGGTCATCGCGGCCGTGATCGGAACGCCTAGATTCTTGAGGGCTTTGAAGTTGCCCTGGGTCGCCTTAACGACGGCGTTGGTAGCGGCTGCCATATCGACAGAAGCGCCAGCTGAAACGTCCATCGCGATGCCGAGCAGACCTTGAGCCTGGGCGACGCTGCCTGTGATGCTAGCGAGTTTCCCGAATGCTGGACGAAGCTCGTCGTCTGTAATGCCGAGCGCGCGAGCAGTCTGGTCGATGTACTTCTCTATCGAGGCGATGACCTCGTTATTGGCGCCTACTGTGTTGCGTAAAGAGTTAGCCAGCAGCGCCTGAGACTTCTCGTCTGCGATCGCGGCTTTGACTGAGTCCACGCCGATCTTGACTGCGAAGGCTGCAGCTGCAGCGGCAGCGACGCCAAATGCTTTGGCCGAGTTCTTGGCCATACGGTCGAAGCCCTTTGACAGGTTGACCAGGTCTTTCTTGGCGGCCTTAGTGCCTGCGCCGTTGTATTGCGAGAGGATTCGTGCGACTATCGCGCCAGTGGCCATCGTCTATCCCTTTCGCTTGTTGAAGTTCGCTTGCAGCTCGCGCTTTGCGTCCTCGAGTGCAGCGGCGATTCGTATTTGAATCTCGGGGCCGAGCTTGTCCACTGCACGCCAGATGGCGCGAGAGGCTAAGATGCCGCCGTTGAGGTTCGCGGTGAACTGGTTCACGCTTCCAGATCTGCGACCTGCGACTTCAAAGATCGCACCAGAGGCGTCCTCTTGAATGAGAGCGCCTGCGCTGACCGTGTAGTCGTCTCGCACTTTGCCAGTCCTGCGTGTTTTCTTGATGCCGTCTCTAGCCTTCTGGCTATCCCAGGCAGGCCAGCCCTCGCCACCACGAACCGTCTTGCGAGGATTCTTGGCAGGCACGGTGCGCCAGCCGCGCATCGGTGGGTCCTTGGGTATGAAGCCCTTTGCCAGGCTCTCTGCCCTAAGCAGCTCCGAGTTGATCACGCGATTAAAGCTGCGCACTGCGCTCTTGTCGAACTCTTTGAGGGCGTCCAGCGTCTCTTTCATACCTGTCAAAATGATAGGTTGCTCAGCCACGCTGCTTGCTCCTTTGCTTCATATAGATGCCGATGGCTTCAAGAATGCCGTCAGGCGCGTCTAGCAGATCGACTGGTGATATCCCCGTTTCCACAGAGATAGCCGCTACGGTGTAGGTTAGGCTATCTCTGTGGATTCGAAAGAAGCGTCGCTTACTAGCTCCACCGCCTCGAGGGTATCTAAGAACTCTGGACCAAAGAGCTTCACTACGAGTCCGTTGTTGCGCATCGACTCCCAGGCCAGCCAGTAGATGTGCTCTAGCTTCTGGTCCTCACTGAACAGCTTCGCCAGCCCCTTGCCGAACTTCTGCTCGAAGGCGACGATGGTGCGTGGTCGAAGCTGAAAGAGATGCTCTGCTCCGTCTGTGGTCTTGATCTTGATGCCTAATCCGTCCATATTTTCCCCCTTTGGGATTCGTTGTTACGGTGTTGTTGACTTGGTGATGGCGCCTGAGATGGGCCACGTAATCGAGGCCGTCGCTAACTCTCCGACGGAGCCGTTAAGCGGCGTCCACTCGGTGACAAGCACGGAACCCGTGTATTTCGGGTTCGTAGCTCCGACGGTCGTGTTGACTGGGCGGCACTCGAAAGCGACTGCTGTGCCCAGAAGTGGGTAGATGATCGACTCGATGCTCGAAGTCGCATAGTCCTGGTGAAGCTCCAGCGTCAGTGAGTTGTCGGCCAGGCCTGCAACCCTCTTCTTGGCTGTGTCTCCAAAGGCTGTGGTCTCGACGATATCGAAGCTCGATGATAGAGTGATGGAAGCGACGTGGTCTGAGATGTCGCTTGAAGCGCCAAGGACGACGTACGCGTTGTTAAGGACGAGGCGTGCCATTATGCAACCGCCTTAGTGATCGCTCCAGTGATCGGCCAAGTGACCGAGACCGTTGCAAGCTCTCCGACCGACCCATTAATCGGGGTCCACTCGGAACAAAGCGCGGTGAAGGTGTATGAAGGGTTCGCAGCACCGACAGCGCTTGAAGTCGGCAAGACCACGACTGTCGTGGTGGTACCGAGCAAAGAAGAGCCGATCGTGTTAAGAGTCGCTTCGACGTTTGACGCTGCGAAGTCCTGGTGGAACTCGAGTGTCACTGAGTTGTCCTGCAAGCCAGCGACGCGAGTCTTGGCTGCAGTCGAGCTGAACGCAGTCGTCTCGACGACATCGAAGCTCTGGTTGATGGTGACTGACGCGATGTGATCGCTCAGGTTGACCGAGTTGATAGTGACCTTGGCGTCGTTTAGAACTATACGGGCCATTAGATATCTCCTTCTTTGGTTGCTGGTTTAAACGGCGCTGGTGCAGTGCTGTCTTTGATGTGACCTGCCGCTACGAGGGCGTCGATATCGGCGCCTGCAGCTTCCAGGTCTTTTGCGGTGAGGGTGTCACCTTTGATCTTTCCACAGACCTCTAGGTCCGAGGTTACGGTGTAGCTCATTCTGTCTCCTTTTATCCGTAGATGGTCAAGCGGTAGCGATACGCAAGGAACAAGGTCCCTGCAGACTCATATTCGCCAGGCGATGCCGATATGACTCGCAAGGTCTGAACTGCGCCCCCAAGAGTGCGGTCTCCTTCGATGGCTGTCTTGATCGAGCCTGCGCCCGTGCCAGCCAGGAAAGCGTCGAGCTTGTTCTGCCCAGCGCGCTCCGACATTCGCTGCACGATGACCAGGATATCCAGGTTCGCCTGATCTAGGCCGCGAGCGTTGTCGATGTCGAAGGTCAGATCGAGGTTGCCGATCACCGCGCAAGGCGGCGTCACAGCGTCTGGAAGAGTGTCATAGCAGCGAAGCCCTGCGATGGTTTGAAGTCTAGTGACGAGTCCGTCGCGCACTGCGCTTGGTATCATCAGACGGCCACGCCGTCCAGCTTGCGGAATGGGCGAAGCAGGGCTTCGACATCTGCATCGAGTCGCGCCGATAGGCGCACGGTGCCGAGATCTGGAGAGCCTGCGATGCCGAAAGGCGACTGCCGACGGCTAAAAATGCGAGAAGCTTGCATCTGAGTGGCGGCTTGCACCTCGTAAGGCACCGCGCTCCAGCCCCAGATGCCCTTGACACGAACTGACTGTGGCAAGTTGCTCGGAAAGATGTAGGCGCCGATCGCAAGGAGCCTGGTGAATGGCCAGCCCCTGCGTGGGTTGTTGATCGGCTCTTTGAAGAAGTCGCTGGCTGCAAAGACCGTGCCGTAGGTCTGGCCCAGGTCCTCGTCGATCGCGACCTCGGTGATCGTGACGATGTCGTCGATGGCCAGCAAGAACGGGTCGATCGGTGTGAAATAGCGAGATACTGGCACCTGCGAGGTGCCGTCTTGGTAGAAGAAGCGGCCTGTGTAGTCGTCGATCATTCGGCTGGCTGCGTGAATCGCGGCTTCGAGTGGAACGTCGTCGATCGAGTCAGTGATGGCAAGCGCTGCCTTGACTTCGGCTAGCGTGCAGTAGGCGTTTGTCAGTGCCACGTCGTGTCCTCTTCTCTAGCTGGTGCGGTTGTGCCTGTCGAGGTGGTGCCTCTCGTCAAGCCAGTAAGTCTTTTGGTGCGGCAAGATGGCCGCCGTATTCGCGTAGATCGGAAAGCCCAGCTGCTTAATCCTGCGGCAGAATAGCAAGTCTTCACTCACCCACTCGCCGTTGATGGGCCCGTCCCAGAACCAGCACCAGTCGGTGCCCTGATTCGGGTCCGCAGCTTCGCGCATCTTTTCGAGCACGCTGCGGTGGATTAACATACAGCCAGTTCCACAGGCTTCGATCTCGAAGATCGCGTTGCGCTTGTAGTCGCTGATCGACGCGAGCCGCCCGTTTGCAGTGGCTTCAAAGATCAGCGGCACGGGCATCGGGTAGATGCTTTCGTTGACGTCCCAGGCTCCGAAGTACAAGCCTGCCACGACTGGTCGCTCTTTGTCGTGTGCCGTGTTGATGAGGACATCGAACGCCTCAGCCGAAAGCTGCTCGTCGGTGTCTATCAACAGAAGCCAGTCTGAGGTGGTTTCGTCCAAGAAGGCCTTCACGACTCGGTTGCGCAGCTTGCTAAGCAAGCCAGAACCCCGAGCACGAACGTAAGGACCGAGCCTGGAGCTGCGCGACTGCGTCAGTTGGACCATACGAAGTGCGAAGTCGCCGTTGACCATTCCAGGGTCACAGACTCCGATCGATACTTTGTGGCTTGCTTTCATACTACCCCCTTAGTGGGGCCAGCAGCTGAGTCGGGGGAAACCCAGCTGCTGGCCTTTGAACTAGATCATTCGATTAGAATGAAGGTGCTACCAAGCCAGTGCCTGAGATGGCAGAGACCGCTGTTGGGTAGCGTCCTGCAGAGAAGGCTGCGTAGCCGTACACGACGGACTTCACAGTCAAGTTACCAGCGCCAGTCGCGTCGAAGTTCAACGCGAACGGTGAGCCTGGTTGCTCCCAGAGGTGCATTTCTGGTGCTGCCACGCAGAAGATCTTGTCCTGGTTCGTTGCAGCGCCGCCATCTGTTGCGATGCTTGCGTCTGTCACGATAGGAAGACCCATCAATGAATAGCCAGAGTTGCCGTACGCTGATGCGCCAGCTCCTGCAGCGAATGCGTTCATTGGTCCTTGCGCTGTTGGCACAACAAGAGGGCGGTTGCTTGAATCAAGCGCTGCCAACAAGTAAGCCAAGCGGCGAGGGTGCATCACCCAGTGAGTTGGGTTGATGAATGCGTTAGTCTGAATCTGTTGCACAGCGTCAGCTAGCTTTGGATAGAGAAGCGCTACCGTTGGAGAGGTAGATGTGTAAGTGATGGCGTTGATGCCAGTAGTCGAAGCGATGCCCAAGATGGTGCCTGATGTTCCAGCGCCGTTGATGCATTGGCTGTCGAGGTTTGTGTGCCACGCACGAATGAGGTCGGCCACGATGAAAGCATCGATGCCTGTGCCACGTTCGATCGCCTGGCGGCTGATGTCTTGCTGTCCTGCGATCGTGCGCACGTTAACAGTGAGCAGCGTATCGTCAGCGTCTGTCTCTTGGACAGCTGCGTTTTCAGTTGCCTGAATCGCAGTCGCTGTGCCAGTCGTCATTCGGCTTATGTTGATCGTCATTCCGCTGGTCGGAAGTGTGTGCTTGTTCGTTGCAGCGTCCAAGAATGGGCGTCCTGCGCGAGCTAGCGGTGCAGCGAGGTCTGTGAGATATTGAGGTACTACGAGACCCTCGAATGCTCCAGTGCCGACATCGCGGCGTTCGATCGCTTCTTCACGCATATGACGTGCAAGACGCTCATTCGCAGCAAAGTCGTTCTTGAACTGTGAGTTAAAGGCGTCCTTCACGAATGAAGCTTCTGCCTCTGGTGCGTAGGTGCGTGCTTCGCGTGTAACGATAGCGCCGCCAACCTTTGGCATCGCAACGTCTGCAACAGCAGCGCGTGCTTCTGCTAGCTTAGCGTCAGAAGCTGCTTGCTCCTGTAGCTTTGAGATCTTTGTGTCTAGTGAGCGTGCTTCCTCTGCGAGGGTTTCAACCTTCGCGGATTCGTCATCTGTGAGGTCAGTACGGTCTTCGGCTGCGACTGCTTCAAGAATCGCGTCCATCTCGGCCTTTACTTCTTCACGGCGCTCGATCACTTTGTCAGTGTATGACATCGATATAGCTCCTTTTGAGTAGTTGGGTTGTTGAGGTGGTGGCGTCTGACTCGCGGCGCTTGTAGGGTGCGAGACGTTGCTCCGACTTCGTCTGCCTGTCAGGGCAGAATCTTAGTTCGTTTGGTTGACGATGGCCTGGGCCAGGCGCAGCGAGATCGAGCGGCCAGCGACTGAGAGCTCTTCATCTGGTGCCTCTTCTGCTGGAACGACTTCGTTCGCTGACAGCAGCTGCTCCACTGTCATCTTGGCTTCTGCCAGATAGTCATACGATTCGCTGATCTTGTCAAGTACGGCCTGGACCACAAGAAGCGACTCGCCGTCAAGAGCACGCACATCGCGAGCCTCGACTGTGGTCGTTGGGTAGGCTGGGTAAGTGACGACGCTGACGTCGCCGTCTGCAAGTGAGACCTCGGTCAGTGTGCGGTTCTTTCGGTCCTCGCTCCACTTCTGGCGTATCACTCGAAAGGCGAAGGACATCTGATCGACGTCGCCGCGCTGCACGAGAGTCCAGAGATCGCGTGCCTCTGTGGTGTCTGCCAGCTCAGCATCAAAATACAGGCCGCGCTCGTCCTCAGACAGCGTCAGCGTTCCGTTCTTGGTGCGTGCGAGCGGCAAGCCGTCGTGGTTGATCAAGAGGCGCACGTCTGGCGTCTCAGTTAAAGTCTTGCGAAATGCGCCAGGGGCGATCACTTCGTTGAAGGGCAGTGGGACGCTGGACTCGTTAAAGACAGCAGCGTATCCAGCCAGGCGCATAGTGCCCTCGGCTTCGCGCGCTTCGATATCGCGGACCACGTAGGTGCGGCGTTCGATCTCTTTCATTTTGCTCCTTGGTGTGTTGTCGGACTCTGCGTCGAGCGCGTCGATCTTGCGCTGTGCCCAGTCCTGAGCTCTGTTGCCGAAGTTTGAATCCCCACCCCAAAGCAGCCACGCGACTAGCCCTGGCCCTGGGTATCCAGAGTCTGCAGGGTCTGAGTTCTGTGGTGCGTCTCCGTCGATCTTGTGTCGCGCGAACCAAGGCGCCATTCGGCGCACTTTGTCCTCGCTGATGTTGCCGTCTGACATCTCGCGCGCTTCTCGTTTGGTGCCGTCTGTAAGACCGTCACCGCCGAAGCCGTCGCGCAAATACTTGAGTCCGAGGCTGGCGTTGTCGCGCATATAAGAAGGCGCCGACAGATCGACAGCTCGAGAGGCTTCCTCTGAGCGCCAGGCGTTGCAGTAGTAGCCGCCGTCAACAAAGTCGTCCCAGCGCTCGCACCAGGCTTTGGTGCCGTCCTCGCTGAGTCTGGTCTCATCATAAAAAAAGCAGTTGCCGCAAGCGCGCCCCTCTGGGACGTCCTCTGCGAGTGCAGGTCTGTAGTTCTCTGGCAGCTCGCGTGTGCTGACCTCGCCGCCAGGCTCTAGATCTTCAGAGATCGAGGCTGCGACCATCTGGTCGATCGCGTCTTGCTTGGTGTCGTGGCAGCCGATCGTGGTGTAGCGCCCGTCTGTTTCTTCTTTGACGGTGGCCCAGCCTGAGCAGTCTGCCTGCTTGTCACTGATATAGTAAGGCACTAGTTGACCTCGTACGTGCTCGCAGGGTCGCCAGGGTCGATCGTTGCGAGTCCTTGTAGCTGAGTCGTTGGGACGCCTGTGTGCTTCATCTCTGGCATACCGACCGCCGCCAAGACTGCAGAAGGCTCGAAGCCAACCTGAATCAAGCGAGTGGCGATCTCGGTGCGCAGTTGCAGGCCGACGTCTTTAGCGTCAGCTGCGTCGATGTTCTGCAGTGGAACGCGGTACTGATCGCCCATATCGCCAAGCGGCGCAAGGTCTTCAACAGCGCGCACGTCGTTCAGTGACAAGAAGCCGTTTGTGAGTCCCGAGGTGTAAGCCTGGAAGCGCTCGATCGTGGTACCACGAAGCAGGGCGTCAAGGTTGAACTTGACAAAGCCGTCCTTCTCTGGCAGGAGCTGGGAGAGCGCCTGCTCGAGTCGTTCAAGCAGTGGACGCAGCGAGTGCTGCACGAAAGAAAGGTTCTGAGCTTCAACGCTTGCGAATGACATAGCGCCAGCGACTGGGTGCCCGAGCAGTGAGATCGGAACGCGGAACAAGCGAGCGATGTCCTCGACGTTAAAGCGGCGAGTGTCCAAGAGCTGTGCGTCTTGTGCGTTGATCGCCAGCGGCCTGAAAGAGGCGCCATTCGTGAGAATGCCGATCTTGCCAGCGCGGTTCGGACCTGCGTGGTTGATGCTCCAGTTGCGAGCCATATCCTCGGCTTGCTCTTTCGTCAGATCGCCCTGCGCTTCAATGACGCCGCCTGGGTTGGCAGCGTTGCCGAAGTAAGCGGCTGCGTAGGTGTCTGCAGCCATCGCAGCGCCGATCGTAAGTCGAGCAGCACCGATCGGGCTGAGCCCGTAGTGCGAGCCTGGAAGTCTAAAGAGGGGGATATGCAAGATCTCATCGCGTGAGAGCTCGCGGCTAAAGTTGCCGTATGCGTCGCGCATCTTGTAAACCAGCGGCGCTCCAGGGTCTGGCCTGGAAACGCGAATGTCTTCTGGGTGCACGACGTAGAGCTCGACGACTTCGTTGTTGCCGTCGCGCACGGTCAAGATGTAGGCGTTGCCGTGCAGGTTGAGCGAGGCGAGCACCTGCTCCAAGAACTCGAGTCTGGTGCTTTCTGGGTTCGGTTGCGAGACCCAGTTAGGTGCCTCGCCGTAGATCGCGGCGTAAGAGATTCGATTCCGACCACGACGCACGTAGGCGCCCATCGGCAAAGAGGCGATCGTGTCACCAAGCAAGCGAACACAAGCATAGACGGTGGACATACGAATCGCCGAGTCTGCTGTGACTTCGACGCCAGAAGGGGTCGCAAAAGCTGGGCGTCCTGGAATAAGCGGCTCGACGTACTGGTTGACTGCGCGCTTCTCAGAAGCCGAGCGCAGTGACTTAGATATTGACATCAGGCGCCTTTCTCACAGGACCAGACAAGGAATGAGCCGAGTGCAACGAGTGCGACTGGCACTGACAGCATAGCAAGACCGCAAGTCGCGGCTACAAGGCCACCGACCTCGATCACGACTGACCAGTTGAGTTTCGTTTTCATTGATCTCCTAGAGCTCGAACGCAAAGAACTGCGTCGCGGTTTTGACTTCTGGCTGGTTGAGCTGCGCGTCCGTCCTGCCGAGGTAGGCCAGCACTGCAGCGATCAAGCCGTCGATCTTGTGCGTTTGCGAGGGTTTCGATACTTGCCCGTAGCGAGCTGGTATCGCGTTCAGTACGTGCCGAGTCAGCTCTGGCGAGCCGTCGTGCTTGAGTCTGCCTTCGAGTGTGTCTTCAAGAAAGCGGTCGAGTCCCTGGCTCATCAGCTTGCGCTGGCTGGCTGGATAGACTGCGACCACTCGATCAACGAAGGACGTGTTCCAAGCATCGAGGTACGACTGCCAGCCCGAAGGGTCTGCCCAGATCGAGCGAACGTCGTACTTCTCGAAAGTCTCGCGCACCACCTCATCGACTTCGATGCGTGGCACTTCCCAGCCGTAACCAGCTGGGCCAGGTGGTCGTTCCCAGCAGGCGATCTGAAAGATCTTGCCGTCCTCGACTCTGCAGGCGACTAAAACAGTAGCGTCGTCTTTGCGACTGCCATCATAGCCAAGCACGACGGGCGTGCCGTCTGCCAGCTGCTCGGGCTCTGCTGCCTTGTTCCAGGCGACTGAGTCCATATATTTATCGCTGTCGGTGGAAGGCTGGTTCAAAAAATAGCGTCTTGCATCTGACCCCTTGGTCATTGGGTCCTGTATCTCGTTCACGAGACGGTCGATATCAAGCCAGGCGTAGGCTGGGCCGTATGCGACTGCGAGCGCTTTCTTAAGCTGCTCGGTGTTCTGCAGATCAGGCACTTCTGGCGCCTGTATGTGATCGAACAAGAGGCCAGGATTCTTTGCTCTGCCTTCTTGCATCGCTATCCAAAGCCTATGCGTCTGCTCTGCGATCGAGTCCTCACCGACTGCGTACATCGTTGAAGTCTCGAGCATCCAAGGGTCTGCGGCTTTGCGCTTTGCCAGGTTGCGTCGCACTGTTTCGTGCATTCGACGCAGTTCAGGAGACGAGTACAGGTGCGTCTCGTCTGCAACAGCGAAGGACTCTTTGCCGCCG